TCCCGGTGGTGCGCGTCGTCGGCAACGAGTTTGAGGTGGACGGCGAGATCCACATCAGCGGCTTGGTGCGCAATGCCAAGGACGCCCAGCGCATGTACAACTACTGGGTGTCGCAAGAAGCCGAAATGCTGGCGCTGGCGCCCAAAGCCCCGTTCATTGGGTACGGCGGCCAGTTTGAGGGCTACGAGCACCAGTGGAAAACCGCCAACACGACCAACTGGCCGTATCTGGAGGTGAACCCTGACGCCACTGACGGCGCTGGCACCTCGTTCCCGCTGCCGCAGCGTGCGCAGCCGCCGATGGCCCAGCAGGGCCTGATCGCTGCCAAGATGGGCGCCTCGGACGATCTGAAGGCCACTACGGGGCAGTACGACAGCAGCTTGGGCGCTACGAGCAACGAGCGCAGCGGCCGAGCCATTCTGGCCCGCGAGAAGCAGTCCGACACCGGCACTTACCACTACGTGGACAACCTGGCCCGGGCGGTGCGCTATGTCACGCGGCAGATCGTGGACCTGATCCCGAAGATTTACGATACGCAGCGCATCGCCCGCATCATTGGCGTGGACGGCCAGACCAAGATGGCGCGTCTGGACCCAATGCAGCCCGAGCCGGTGCGCGAGGTCAAAGACCAGTCGGGCGTGGTCATTGCCAAGATCTACAACCCCGGCGTCGGCAAGTACGACGTCGTGGTCACCACGGGTCCGTCGTACCTGACCAAGCGTCAGGAGGCGATGGACGCCATGTCGCAGATCCTGCAGGGTTCGCCGCAGTTGTGGGCCGTGGCCGGCGACCTGTTCGTCAAAAACATGGACTGGCCGGGCGCCGACGAGCTTGCTGAGCGCCTGCGCAAGACCATCGACCCGAAGCTGCTGCAGGATCAGGAAGACCCTGCGCTGCAGGCGGCGAACCAGCAGATCCAGGTGCTGACGCAAGAACTGCAGGGCATGATGCAGATGCTCCAGCGCGTGAACCAGTCGATGGAAGCGCAGGAGTTGAAGATCAAGGAATACGACTCCGAGACGAAGCGCCTGAGCGTGGTGCAGGCCGGCATGAGGCCCGAGCAGATCCAGGAAATGGTCATTCAGACCATGCGCGATATCATGGCGGTGGGTGATCTGCAAGCTGCGCAGCGCCAGTTCATGCCGATGGCCCCGGCCTCGCCTGGCGGCATGCTGGGTGCGCCGCAAACGATGCCCGAAGGAGCCCCGGTATGAGTTGCGAGACGTTCATCGGCCACCTGTTTCTCGCGCGGGACGTGGCGCACTCTGCGCACCTCAACACGCGTTCATACGCCAAGCACGTTGCGTTGAACGCGTTCTATGACGGCATCATTGACTTGGCGGACAAGTTTGCCGAGGCGTATCAGGGCCGACACGGGCTAATCGGGCCGATTGAGTTGCAGCAGGCCGCCAAGACCAACAGCGTGCTGGAGTTCTTGCAGGATTCGCTGAAGACGCTGGAAGACACGCGTTACGACGTCTGCGACAAGACCGACACGCCGCTGCAGAACATCATTGACGAGATTGTTGGGTTGTATCTCAGCACCGTGTATAAATTGAAATTCCTGGCCTGACGGCCCGAAAGGACACCTCGTGGAACTGCTCAAGCCCCTTGACGACGCCGCCTTTGCCGCGCAGACCGCCTCGTACACCGGCACGGCCGGCAGCACCACAGGCTGGCCCGCTGGCCCGCAGGGCGTGGTGGTGTGGTGCACGACCGCGGCTTACGTTCGCGTGGGCGAAGGCGTGACGGCCACCACGGCCGACACGCCGATTCCGCCGAACACGCCGATTCCGTTTGCTGTGCCGGGTGGCACTGGCGCGCCGTGGCGTGTGAGCGCAATCCAAGTGTCCAGCGGCGGCACGGTTTACGCCAAACCGATCAACATTCAGTGAGTCTGAGCGATGCCTTACTTTGGCGTACCCATCCGCAACGGCCTGCCCATCGGGCTTGGTTCGCAAGCCGGGTTTGGCATTGCTCCGTTTGATCCACGCGATCTGTTCTCTGCCGGCGAGCAGGGAGCATGGTACGACCCCAGCGACTACAGCACGCTGTTTACCGACAGCGCAGGCACCACGCCTGTGACGGGGGTGGAGCAGTTTGTGGGGCTGATGCTGGATAAGAGCAAGGGTGCGCCTACGACGCTTGGGGCGGAGTTGGTGACGAATGGGGATTTTAGCGGGGGAAGCACGGGATGGTCGGCGCAAGCTGGGTGGACTATTGGTAGTGGAGCGGCTTCAGTAAATTCAGCCGTTGCAGGTGCAACATACCTTAGAACTTCTTCTTTTAGCGCTGTTGCAGGAAGAACGTATCAAGTCACATTTACGATAACGTCTTACACCAGCGGATCCATTAGGCCCGCTGCAGGCGATGCTACGGGGGTTTCATTTTCCGTAGCAGGAACGTATACAAGTTTGGTAGTTGCCAGCGGCGTTGGTGGTGTTGGGGTTTTTGCAACAAGCACCAATACTGTTGCGACGGTAGACAACATCTCCGTCCGCGAAATCCCCGGCAACCACGCCACCTCCACCGGCACAAAACGCCCGAAGCTGGCGGCGAGGTATAACCTGCTGACTTATACGGAGCAGTTTGATCATGCAATTTGGACAAAAAACAACGTCACCGTAACGGCAAATACCGTGGTTGCCCCAAATGGGGCGACTACAGCAGATAGTTTGATTGAAGACGGCACAAATGATGTGCATCGTATAAGCCAAACTGCTGCTGTTACTTCCGGCGCCGCATACACGATTTTTGTCTATGTAAGAAAAGCAAACGTCCGTTATTTTCAGCTAGTTGGCAGTTCTCCAACGTTTTTCCCAACAGGAAACGGCGCTTGGTTTGACTTGGATACTGGAATTGCATCGCCCGGAACATCGACCGCTGCCACAATGACCGCCGTTGGCAACGGATGGTACTTGTGCTCAATTACAATGACGGCCGTTGGAACAGGTACGTCATCATTTTTCTTTAATCCTTCAGATAATAATTCGTCGCCAACTTACCAAGGCGTAAACGGGCGAACTTCGGTGTACCTCTGGGGCGCAGACCTCCGTCCCGCCAGCCAAGCCACGGGCCTGATCGGCCCCACCTACCAGCGCGTGGTGGACGCGGCGACGTATGACACTGCGGGGTTCCTGCCGTACCTGCAGTTCGACGGCATTGACGATTCGATGTCTACCAACAGCATCGACTTCAGTGCAGGTGACAAGATGACGGTTTGGGCGGGGGTTCGGAAGTTGAGTGATGCTACAACAGGAACAGTGTTCGAAACAAGTGCAACTTATAGCGGAAACAATGGAAGTTTTGCGTTGTTTTCCGCCTATGCGGCAAATACGCATGCTGTAACCGCTAGAGGTTCTACAGGTAACGGTGAGGCGGTCGTTTCAACATTTACTGCGCCTATCACAAACGTGATTTCGGGCTCCATAAATTTAGCATTAAATAGCGTTTCTAGTGTGTTGAATGTGCGTGTAAATGGGGTTGTACCTAGTACGGCATATACACCAACTCCAAGCAGCGCTATGGGGGTTGGTAATTTTGGCAACTATTCACTGTTCATCGGTCAGCGCAACAACACAAACTTTCCCTTCAACGGCTGGCTGTCATCTCTGATCATCCGTGGCGCACAGTCCACAGATTCGCAGATCAGCGCAACAGAGTCGTGGGTCAACGGTCGAACTGGAGCCTACTGATGGACATCTTCAGAACTTTGATCGTCCCAGCCGACCAAGCCTCCTTGGCCCGCCTCATCGCGGAAACGCTGGACCCCGTGAACTGCCAAGGCATGTTCACCACCGGCCTATCCCCCACGGGCGACGAGCCGGCAACGCACTACATCAGCAGCGGCGGCATCTCCGAGGGCTTTGCGGCACTGGTGCCGTTTGCCGTGTGGGGGCAAGAGCCTGACGGCCAGTGGGTTGAGATCAGCCGTGATCCGGGCAAGCCTGCGCAGACGTTTGCGCTGTGCCAGCAGGCCGGCCTAGAAGTGACGTTGGAAGCCATTGAGGTCATGTACGCACTGGCTGATGTGACGGCAGAAAACCCGTGGATGGCTATGGGGCGATTGAACCTGCAATTGGTCAAAGCGACGGAAGTCAAAACCGAATTGCACGCGACTGACGAAGTGGTATAGTCGCGCCGAAACCTTACCGGCCAGGCTGACCGGGGATTCTTCGGAATCACATGGACGATACCCAACCTCTCGTAACGGACGCTCAGCCTGCACCGGCTGATATTTCCGTGACGGCACCCGACGCGACGGCGGCGTCGGACTCTGCTGCGCAAGAACAGCCGGCCAAGTCTTTCTCGCAAGAGGAAGTTGATGCGCTGATCGCAAAACGGCTTGCGAAAGAGCAGCGCAAGTGGGAACGAAAGATTCAGCAACCGGCAACGCCGCCGGCACCTGCGGCAAGGGAAGTCCCGCCCGCTGATCAGTTTGAGTCCGTCGAAGCCTACGCGCAAGCGCTGGCGGAAAAGCGGGCCGCGGAACTGGTTCAGCAGCGTGAAGTCCAGCAGCAGCAGGCGCAGGTTTTGGCCTCGCACGGTGAGCGTGAAGAAGCCGCTCGGGATCGTTACGACGACTATGAAGACGTCGTGTACAACCCCAAGCTGCCCATCACGCCCATCATGGCGCAGACCATCCAGGCGTCCGACGCAGGCCCGGATGTGGCCTACTACTTGGGCTCCAACCCCAAGGAAGCTGAGCGTATCGCCCGCTTGCCGGCAATTCTGCAGGCAAAGGAAATCGGCAAGATTGAGTCGAAACTCGCCTCGTCTCCGCCGGTCAAGAAATCCACCGCAGCACCACAGCCTATTTCTCCGGTGACGGCACGGTCCACGGCAACGTCGCTTGACACGACGGATCCGCGGTCTGTGAAGCAAATGTCGCCGAGTGACTGGATTGCCGCCGAAAGGCAACGGCAGGTCCGGCAGTGGGAAGCCCGAAACCGCTGAACTGAAGAAAGGAAATCGTCATGGCTCAAAGTCTTTTGACCATCGACATGATCACGTTGAAAGCCCTCGAAATCCTCGAGAACAACCTGGTCATCACCCGCAACATCAACCGCCAGTACGACAGCTCGTTCGCTGTCGAAGGCGCCAAGATCGGCGACACGCTGCGTATCCGCTTGCCGGATCGCGCACTGGTCACCAACGGCGCTGCGCTGGGCGTCCAAGAGGTCAACGAGCAGTACACCACGCTGACCGTCGCCTCGCAGAAGCACATCGGCGTGAATTTCACGTCCGCCGAAATGGCTCTGTCGTTGGACGACTTCGCCGACCGTATTCTCAAGCCGCGCGTGTCGCAGCTTGCGGCCAGCATCGACGCCGACGTCGCCAACTCGTTCCAGAACATCTTTCAGTCGGTCGGCACCCCCGGCACGACGCCTGCTACCAGCCTGGTGCTGCTGCAGGGCCAGCAGAAGCTGAACGAGGCGGCCGCGCTGATGTCGCCGCGCTACGCGACGGTGAACCCCGCCGCCAACGCCGGCCTGGTGGAAGGCATGAAGGGCCTGTTCAACCCGACCTCAACCATCTCCCGCCAGTTCAAGAACGGCATGATGGGCGAGGGTGTGCTGGGCTACGACGAGATCAACATGTCGCAGTCCATCAAGCAGCACACCACGGGCACGCGCACTGGCGCCCACACCGTGACGACGACCGTTACGTCCCAAGGGGCGACGACGATTGCCATCACGGGCACCGGCACGCAGACCATCAAGAAGGGCGACGTCTTCACCATCGCTGACTGCTTCGCAGTGAACCCGCAGACCCGCGAGTCCACTGGTTCCCTGCAGCAGTTCGTGGCGACGGCGGATGCCACCGCGGTGGCTGGCGCGTACACCGTCAGCGTGAGCCCGGCGATCTACACGTCGGGTCAGGCGCTTGCAACGGTGGACTCGTTCCCGGTGTCCGGCAAGACGGTCACGTTCCTCGGCTCTGCCTCCACGCAGTACCCGCAGAACCTGATCTACCACAAGGACGCCATCACGTTCGCCACGGCGGACCTGCTGCTGCCCAATGGTGTGGAC